TGGTGGAATACCATGCTCTGGTAAATCCACATTAATGAGAAGTCTGATTTCAGAAATGGGTTCGCATGAAGATGTTGAACCCATGAAACTATTTCCATGCCAAAAACACGGTGACGTATTGGTGGTTGGAAGATATCCTGTTGGCGAAACATTTGGGGGAACTGACAGAATTAGTTATGGTGCTATCTCTAAGTTTAGAGATTTCATTGAACAAGAAACTCCCAAGCATAAACACATAATACTTGAGGGTGATAGATTTTGTCGTGCAAAAGATATAGAATGGTTGTTATCAGAACATGATGCAAAGATTTATATATTAAAGGTATCGCCAGAAGTGGAAAGTGAACGGCACACTATTAGGGGAGATGAACAGTCTGAGAAATGGTTACAGACTAGACGAACTCTTATTAGTAATTTACAAACTAATTTCTTGCTCATGGGTGAACTAGAAATAAGACTAACTGACACATGGGATTCAATCCGTGAGTTGAAAAATGAAATAAAGGAAAACTTGATATGAATAATAAAGTAATTAGTATACTGTTTAATAATGGAATGGAAATTGTTGGACGGTTTGTTTCGGAAACAGATGATGAACTTGTGGTGTACAAACCTCGTATGGCACAAATGTCGCAACAGGGAGTTGGACTTATTCCATCTATCTGTGCTACTGGTAAATCACCAGAAGGTGACTTCACATTCAGTAAAAGATTTATTATGTATTACACTGAATCTGTTGATGAGATTTCAAAAGGTTGGCAACAACATACAAGTGGATTGATTACAGCAGATAAAGGTACAATAATCTCTTGACTTTAGCAGACAAATATAGTATTATAAACAAAATGGAATCAAAGGATATAGATATGACTGATGAACGACTATTGCTAGACTACACTCGTTTTGTGGATGAGGTGACTTCTGAGGAATCAAAAGACCCACAGGCGTTTTCAGACGCACTAGATATAATAGACGAAACAAGTGGTTTGCCTCCAGAACGATTGATTACAGCTGCATTGGGTATCACTGCCGAGGGTGGTGAGTTTGCAGAGATTATCAAGAAAGCATGTTTTCAAGGTAAACCTCTAGATGATGATGCACAATATCACATGAAGCGTGAATTGGGTGATGTTATGTGGTACATTGCACAAGCATGTATTGCTCTGGATTGCACACTAGAAGATATCATTTATATGAATATTGAAAAGTTAGAAGCACGTTATCCAGACGGATTTGATTCTTTTCGTTCAAACAATAGAAAAGAAGGAGATGTATAAAGTATGGATTTTTTGAAAGATATTGCTAAGACAGCGGGCAATGAATACGCTGCACTTGTAAGTGAAGGGGTTGAAGCAGGTGATGTTGATGCGTTTATCGACACTGGTTCTTATATCTTCAACGCATTACTGAGTGGTTCAATTTATGGTGGACTACCAGCAAACAAGATAACTGCGGTTGCGGGCGAGTCTGCAACTGGTAAAACTTTCTTTGTGATGGGTATGGTTAAGTCATTCCTTGATGCAAACCCAGATGCTGGTGTGTTGTATTTTGAGTCTGAATCAGCAATCACAAAACAGATGGTAATCGACAGAGGTATCGACCCTGCTCGTATGGTTATCCTACCAGTAACAACTGTACAAGAGTTTAGAACACAATCATTAAAAGTATTGGATGCATATTTGCAACAGAATGAAGCAGATAGAAAACCAATGTTGTTGTGTTTAGATTCACTTGGTATGTTGTCTACTACAAAGGAAGTAGAAGATACTGCTGATGGTAAAGAAACTCGTGATATGACACGGGCGCAAGTACTTAAAGCTGCATTTAGAGTATTAACTCTGAAACTTGGTAAAGCAAAAGTACCAATGGTAATTACAAACCACACATATGATGTTGTTGGTTCTATGTTCCCTACTAAAGAAATGGGTGGTGGTTCTGGACTGAAGTATGCGGCATCATCTATCGTATATCTTTCTAAGAAGAAAGAGAAAGATGGAACTGAGGTTGTAGGTAATATCATTCACTGTAAGAATGCAAAGTCTCGTTTGACTATCGAAAACAAGATGGTTGATGTACGACTAATGTATGAACGTGGACTTGATAGATACTATGGTTTGCTTGAACTTGCACTGAAGTATGGTATCTTTAAATCAGTATCAACTCGTATTGAATTACCAGACGGTTCAAAAACATTTGGTAAAACAATTAACAATAATCCAGAGAAGTTCTTTACAGAAGAAATCATGCAACAGTTAGATGATGCAGCTGATAAAGAGTTTAAGTATGGACAACGTGTAGAGGAAGTTGAAGAAGAAGAAGTTGCTGAAACTGATGCAACATAATTTTATTCAAGTTTACAATAATGTAATAGAACCAGAACTATCCCAACAGTTGATTGCAATGTTTGAAGAATCAGAGCATCAACATGAGGATATAATCTTGGAAGGACATCGTTCTTTCAAACAGGTGACATTACAGAATCATCCAGAATGGGAGCCTTTTGTCAAACCATTACAGAATACGTTCTATAATTACATAGATAAGTACATGAACGATTGTGGGGTAACTGACAAGATGTTCCCAGAACAATTTGCATTTGAGGCATTTCGCTTGAAACGATACATGCCAAATGATGTAGATGAATTTGATGACCATGTTGATGTTGGTAATCATAGTAGTGCAAGAAGGTTCTTAGTATTCTTTTTGTATCTTAATGACAACGAAGGTGGACACACAGATTTCCCAAATTACAATATTTCAGTTCAACCTGTTACTGGAAAGATGGTTATGTTCCCCCCAATGTGGACTCACTTACATGCTGGAAGGAAACCGATTGATAAACCAAAATACATTATAGGGAGTTATTTGCACTATGTCTAATATTAGTGAAATGTACACTTATGTAGAAAACAAAGATAAGAAGTGGACTGCCATCGGACTCACAGAGAAGGCAGGCAAATATCAAGGAGTTGTATACAGTTACGGTAAAGTAAAGATTCTTGAGAATGAAGAAAAAACAGAAGCCTCTTTACAATTCGAGTGGGATATGTTAGACTCTAATGGACTACCAAAAGAAAGTATTAAAGATGATTTCTTTGAACTTGCTGGTAAGATATTGGAAGATATCATAAGAAAACAAATAGATGGAGAAGAATTACAATATGTCAACACAGACGATAGAAAAGACAACACTAAGTAATCTAGTTTTTAATGAACCTTACACTCGTAAGGTTTTGCCATTTCTAAAACCAGAATATTTTTCTAACCCAGAGGAAAGGATTGTATTTGAAGAGATTACTAAATTTGTAGAAAAGTATAATAACACTCCTACCAAGGAAGCGCTGTCTATTGAGGTTGACGGACGTAAAGATATTAATGACGAACAGTTTAAAAAGGTAACACAAATTATTGAAACTCTGTCTGATGCAGAAGTTGACATGAACTGGTTAGTCGAAACTACAGAGAAATTCTGTAAGGACAAAGCAGTATACAATGCAATTCTCAATGGTATTCAAATCATCGAAGGTAAAGACAAAGAACATACACCAGAAGCAATTCCTAGTATTCTTACTGATGCATTATCAGTTGCATTCGATTCACACATTGGACACGACTACGTTGATGATGGTGAGGAAAGATTTGAGTTCTATCATAAGAAGGAAGAGAAACTAGAATTTGACTTGGAGTACTTCAACAAGATTACTAAAGGTGGACTACCACAGAAAACTCTAAACATTGCACTTGCTGGTACAGGTGTTGGTAAATCATTATTCATGTGTCACATGGCTGCATCTACTTTGATGCAAGGTAAGAATGTATTGTACATTACTATGGAGATGGCAGAAGAAAGAATTGCAGAACGTATTGATGCGAACTTGATGAATATCACTATGGATGATTTACATGATTTGCCTAAGAAGATGTTCACAGACCGTCTTTCTAAGATTAATAAAAAGACTAATGGTAAACTTATCATCAAAGAATATCCAACTGCATCTGCACACAGTGGACACTTTCGTTCTCTTATCAAAGAACTTGCACTAAAGAAATCATTCAAACCAGATGTTATCTTTATTGATTATCTAAACATCTGTGCATCATCTCGTTTTAAAGGTAATGCAAATGTTGGTTCATATTTCTATATCAAAGCAATTGCAGAAGAACTTAGAGGACTTGCAGTAGAATGTAATCTACCGATTATGTCTGCAACCCAGACAACTCGTGGTGGTTTCAATAGTTCTGATGTGGGACTTGAGGATACTTCAGAATCATTTGGTTTGCCAGCAACTGCTGACTTAATGTTTGCATTGATTACAACAGATGAACTAGAACAACTTAATCAGATTATGGTTAAACAGTTGAAAAATCGTTACAATGACCCAGGCGCTAACAAAAGATTTGTTTTAGGTATTGACAGAGCGAGAATGAAACTGTATGATTGTGAACAAGAAGCACAAGATGATATCATTGATAGTGGACAAGATGACACACCAGCATTCGATAAAAGTCCAATATCTGCACGATATGACAAGTTTAACGACATAAAGGTGTAATTTATCTTGACTTCTTAACAATTTGATATTATAAATAGAACTGTAATATTATTTGTGCAAATGGAGAAATTGATAAATGCAAGGTTTCAAGACCTTCCTTTCGGAAGCAAAAGTTAAAGCAGAGGATTATGAGGCAGCCATAGTTATTGGTTGGTACGAGTTACATGAGCGTGAACTCGACTCTAAGTCTGGCATTACTGATAAGACGTTAAAGGTTTTAGAATCAAATCCAGAAGTATTAGCATCTGGTAAACGCATTGCAGAGTATGTTCTTAAAACAAACTCAAGTCTTGCAGGCGCCCAAGCAGAACAGTATGGTAGAGCATCTACTAAGTTAACTAAGTTCTGGACTTCACACGGTGCAACAAACAAAACTCCAAAAACAGATATACTAATTGGAACTATGCGTTTCTCTTTAAAGATTGGTGCTGCCCAACTTATGTCTGGTGGTAAATCTGAATCTAGTGCTACATTCTATGCAGCGGTAAAGAATACATCAAAAAAACTTTCAAAAAATCCACAGTTTAAGGTTGTAGAAGGGATTTTAGAATCCTTTGTTACAAATACTCTTGCACCTAGTCAATTGCGTGGAATAATTAAATCTGGTGAAAACGAAGTTGTTAACGCTGGAGAAGCTGCACACAAACAATGTATGACTGAACTAGGATTGTTATTTGAACAATCAAAAGAATTTAAGGTTGCCTTTGCTCGTGAAGCAATGTCTGGTTTTGAAAAGTTCGGAGAATCAGATGCTGCAGCTGCAGAGTATATGTTAGTATCTTCTCACGATGGTAACAGTGTAAAAATTAAAAGTGTATACGATGATGACTATTGTTCTTACATTGCAGATAAAATGAAATTGCAAGCAAGATTTAAAACAAGTGGTAGAGTTTTGAACAAGAAGAAAACTGGAGAATACAATTTCTGGTCTGTTATTTCACTTATTGTTAATGCAATGGATGAAGATATAGATGCATATAATAACGGTGAGATTCTTACTGAAATTCGTTTGTTTAAAAATCTTACTGCAAAGGTAAAAGGATTCTTTAATAAAGTTTGGAAAAAAGCAACTAAGTTTTTTAAAAAGGGTACTATGTCAATGATGAAATTTTTAGGTGTAGAACCTACTGTTACACATAGTAAGGATGTTAACTTTGATTAATTTTAGTAAATACATAACTGAAGATAAGGGTGGAAAGAATTTACACCTAGAACATATCGAAGATGAAATACTCAACTTTGGTGTGTCAGGCGGTAGAGCTGCAATTAACTTTGTTCGTTCCCTTAGAGATATGTTGGCAGGTGCATCACGTTCATCTGTAAACATGACAGTTAAATGGGACGGCGCTCCAGCAATCTTTGCTGGTATCGACCCAGAAGATGATAAGTTTTTCGTTGCAAAGAAATCAGTATTTAATGCAACACCAAAATTATATAAGACAGCAAAAGAGATTGATGACGATGGACTATCTGGTTCATTGAATAGTAAGTTTAAAGTTGCACTTGCAGAATTTTCTAAGTTGGGTATTAAAGGTGTACTTCAAGGAGACTTGATGTGGACAGATGATATTGAAACAGATACTATTGATGGAGTGAAGTATTATACATTCCAACCCAATACAATTGTTTATGCTGTTCCTATTGATAGTGATTTTGGTAAACAGATTAAAGCATCCAAAATCGGAATTGTATGGCATACAACTTATACTGGTAGCGCACTTCAAGACATGAAGGCATCATTCGGTGTAGACATTAAAGGATTATCTAAACCAACATCTGTATGGATGGATGACGCAACTTATAAAGACGTTGCTGGTAAAGCAACAATGACTGAGAAAGAAACAGAAGCAGTTACTAAATCTTTATCTGGTGCTGGTAAAACTTTTCAAAAGATTAACTCTGGCATGTTGACTAAGTTTCTAAACATACAAAACAATTTTACAGGAAACCTTGCTGGTGCATCATTAAAGACATATTATAATAGTAAAGTGAGACAAGGTAAACCTATCAACAATCCTAAAGCACATGCAAAGGGATACGAGAAGTGGGTATCTGATACATACGATAAAAGAATTAAAAGTCTCAAAACAGAGAAGTCTCAACAAAAAGTTGAGAATGAAAAGAAAGAGATGTTACGAGAACTAAAGAAACATACAAAGAATTTAGAACAGGTTATCTTGTTTCAGAACTATCTAATTGAAGCAAAGATGGGCATCGTTAAGAAACTAAATAGTGTTAAGCAATTAACTGATACATTCATTAGAACTGCAAATGGTTTTAAAGTAGTTAATCCAGAGGGATTTGTTGCTATTGACAGAGTGAGTGGTAATGCAGTAAAGTTAGTTGATAGAATGGAATTTAGTTTTAATAACTTTACAGCAATTAAGGCATGGGACAGATGAAGAAATTTAGTGAACTAACATCTGAACTGCTAGAAAGAAAAGCAGTTTCTATGGCTCAAAGAAGAGCGATGGGAAGAAGAATGGCGAAGATGGCAAAGTCATCTGCGTTCAAGGCAAAGGTTGCACGAAAGAAAAAGAAACTTGCAACTCCAGAGATGTTACACAAACGTGCATTGAAAGCTGCAAAGGCAGTTATACTTCAAAAGTTTGCTGGGTTAAGTCCAGCGAAGTATATGCAATTGCCACCTGCTGCAAGAGTAGAGATTGATAATCGTATTGTTGCAAAGAAGGGTGCTGCGATTCAAAAGATTGCAAAAAAGATGATGATTAAACTTAAAAAACAAGAATTAGAAAGATTGAAAAAAATCAGACAGGGTGGAGATGAATGAAAAAGTTTTCTGAAATTATAGAAGCTCGTGGTGATACTGCTGTATTCACTTTTGGCAGATTTAATCCCCCGACTACTGGACATGAAAAATTAATGGAAGCAGTTGCTAAACAAGCAAAGAAAAACTCTGCTCCATATTATATCTTTGCATCTCATTCAGAGAACGCAAAGAAAGACCCTCTACCTTATGCAAAGAAACTTGCATACATGAAGAAGATGTTCCCAAAACATGCAAGAAGTCTGGTTGTTGATAAAGCACGAAATGTATTTGAGATTGCAGTCACATTACACAACAAGGGACACAAATCAATCATTATGGTTGTTGGTTCTGACAGAGTTACAGAGTTTGAAACACTACTAAACAAATACAACGGAACTGAGGCAAGACACGGTTACTACGGTTTTGATAATATTGAAGTTGTATCTGCGGGCGAAAGAGACCCAGATGCAGAAGGTGTTACTGGAATGTCTGCATCTAAGATGAGAGCAGCTGCAATTGCAAATGATTTCGACCAGTTCAAACTTGGACTTCCATCCAACTTCAAACAAGGAATGTCTCTATTTAAAGATGTTCGTAAGTACATGGGTGTTCGTGAGTCTTTTGTTCCTAGAACAAATGTAATGACTGATGAAGATGTTGTTCGTGACTTA